CCTGTCGCTGTTCATCAGCGGTCTGGATGTAGATGGCCGGAAACTGCTGCCGACTGAGTTTGGTTACTTCAAAGTGATTTCTTGTGACCAAACCAAATCTTGGATCCTCGGCGTTTTGCAACACCAGGGCCATGTTGGCAACAATGTCTTCACGAATGCTCATCTAACCAACCTTAAGAACACATTGGGTGCCCGTTCGCTGTCGGTGATGATGTTGTCGTTGTTTAGATCATAATCAACGCCGTCGCGTAGCACAAGATCAAACTCTTCATCGAATCTGCTCTTGTAGTACTTCATCATTTCGGCAAAACGGTCACCTTCTGGTTCAAACTTGTTTAGTTTGGGTAAGATATAGTAGGCAAGAACATGAAATACTGCGGCACGTGTGAACTGACTGTCGGTCAGCAGAGTCTCATCCATCTCGATGTTGTTGTTCAACACCTTGATGTCAAAACGTTCCAACCGTTGGCGTGGCCACCAGTCAATACGCAACTTGCGGATTATGTCCGCTTGTGTTTTGGCATGATCGTCTGCGAAGTCCTGGATGCCATACTCAAATAAGTCCGGCATGTATTCCAAGATGTCGTTGTCGGTGCTGTAGGCCATGTTCTTGTTCCTTGTGTATACCTGCTATTACAGAGCAGAGTCTAGATCTAAGCGCACGCCATAAGCGTCAACTAGTTCACCAACACCCCAAGTGGATGTAGCCACGATCTCATCTGCACGCAAACTTGCATCGCGTTGAACTTCGATTGTGAGACCTTTTTTCACTGCAACACCAATGGCCTGTGGACTGAATGCGGCTGCAATACAACCATTGGCAACATCTATGTCCATGGCAGCATTTTCAAAGATGGTTATGCCGGCCAAGGTGCCGATCAAACCTGTTCTCAATGCTTCATTGCCTATGTCACTGATGGCATTTGCCGATGTGTTGTAACCGGCCTGTGCCAGGGTCTTTTTAAGGTTGAACACAGCCTTGGGATGTGCGACCAAATAATATGGACCTGGCGCATTGGCAGTGCGCAACAGGCTGGCTGCCTTGAATACGATTTCTGCTGTGAGTTCACTGTTGACGCCGGCTGTGGCACCTTGTGTGCTGAAACCTGAAAACAAGGCCATGATGCTTTCGTCTTGTTTCTTGGCAATGGCTTCGCCTAACATACGGCCAATGTCAGCGGCCACATTACGACCGGCACTTTCTTTCATCAAGTCAGTGACCACGGCCAACACACCAAATTCACTGGCTGTGATGGTTTTGGCTGTGGGGTTGACGTTGGCGTCATCAGTGATGTCTGTGCCTTCAGTCAAACTTGCTGCTGAGACAGTGGGATACACAGGAACCTGAATGGTCTTGCCTGCAGTTGCACTGATGTCATATAAACTGACCAAGGGCAACATGATTGAACGCTCTTGTGCTGTGAAGATTGCTTCTTGCACAATGTTTGCGAACAGGTCTGCACCGCCTGGTGCACTTTGATTACTTCTTAAGATTGAATCGATGGCCATTTATATCTCCTTTGATATGGCTTTAGCCAATTTTGCGAACATTGGTGTAGTTGGTTTTACGCCATTCCGCATATTGGGCTTTCTGAACTGGATCATTTAGATCAAGTTTTGTGGGATCAATGGCTTTGCCACCGCCGGAGCGGGCATTGCCTTGTGTTCCCGAACCTGCAGGAGTTGCGGCTACAAAATGTGGATTGTCGGTCAAGAAAGTCTGCACCAAATCTGTCATACTCATTGGGTCGCCATTTTCGTTGTAACGAATTTGGCCTGAGCGTGGATCTATTACTTCCACATCTCCCGTGTCAACCAAGCGAACTTGGTCTTTGAGCAATCGTACCACTTGTTCTGGATTAACAGCACGAGCAGTACTGGCGGCATTTATCATGGCCCCATCTACCTTTATAGTTTGCAATTCCTGTCGGAGTTGGTTGATCTGCGTTTCCTTTTTGCTGACAGCGTCTTTCAACACTGCTTCAAACTCTCCACGTTTTTTCTGATCTTCCTGTCTCCTAGCCTCTTCGGCTTCAGTGAGTTGACGATAGTGCTCGAGATCCACGCCTTCAAAGCGTTTCTCAAACTTTTTGCGTTCTCTTTCAACTCGGTCAGCAACAATGCGATTGACTTCGTCTTGCGACAGCATTTTTGCTTCTGCGGCCTGGCTTTGTTCAGAGATGCCAGTAGACTCATTTGCTTCCTGATTTGTAGGGATATCAGTTTCCATATTTTAGACCTCTTTCTTTGAGTTAAACCTGCTGTAAGGCAGTAGGTAAGTTATTTACCAGCACACGCATGGCCTGTGCCAATCACCGTCGTTTGTGACCTGACCAGGCCGCGCAGTCGTTCAAGTTCTGCGCGATCCTGCTGTATCAAACACGGCAGGGGTGCACCATTGGCACCATACGAAGGATGACTCCACAGCCATTCATCTGGTCCATGATCACGACTGGCCGCCAGTTTTTTGAGTCTGCGGCGGCTCAACGGCATGATATAGATGCGGGCACGATATGGTGCCAGCGGCAGTATTCGACGTGTTCGCACGATGTCGATTTCATCCGCACGCCAGGCTGCACCTGACCAAGGACACACCGCACGTATTCTCGCAAAATACTCTGTCCAATCAACGCTTGGGTGGTTTTTTACCACGACCTTTACCGGGCATGTTTTTCTCCTTTTTCTTTTTGTTTTGCACGACGTCGTGCCTCCTTTCTACAACTGTAAGCAATCATACAGGCCTGGGGATTGAGATCCTGCACCTGTTCACGCCGCATGACTTCTGCAAAATAATGATGGCGACGAATCATATAATCCCATACCTGGTCATGGTCAACATCTGGTCCATGAACTACAAAAAACAATGGTTCGTTGCGATCTATCACTTCAGCCAAGGCCTCCAACACAAACAAGGTCTTGTCACCGGCATCAACCTTGATCAAGTCCACATCATGCCACTGCGGGTCATCTATGTCAATCAGGCTTTTTTCTGGCAACACAAAACAACTATGTCGGGCACTGTCGTATTGTCCACTCATGCGCAGGTTTGTGAGACTAAGTTCTATGGTTCTGGTGTCTATGTCTAGTCCTGTGACCTGTTCACTGATCTTGCTGAGCCACAGCATGCTTTGGCCTTCATCTTGTCCTATGTCCAAGACCTTGCGAAAACTGCCCAAGATGGCATGGTTGCGCAGTTGACCTATCATGCTGCGATAGAACTTGTCGCTTCTGACGCCAGGCAATAGTCTGGGCAAGTTGCAACCAACCTCACTCCAGCATGTGCGTTCAGGTCCGCGTGTGAGTCTATATGTGACAGTGCGGCGTGCATGCATCAACGGCCTTTTCTACGGCCAGGCATTTTTTTCTTGCGTTTCATGGGGGAATATTTCATTTTTTATTTTTCCTAAGGTTTTTCTTGGCCCAGGCTATGCCTGCTACACCACCCCAGGCTAGATAGGCCTGTGTGCCCGGTGTGTTTTGGCCGGGACGATAGTAGGTCCTGGCACGAGTGAGAAAAGCCAAGGTGCGTCGCACAGTTTCTTGACTGACATTTTGACCTTGACTAAACTGTTGGGCACGTCGCAGTCCCACAGCGGTCATACCTCTGCGGCTGGGTGGCGATTTGGCTCTTAGAGCCAAAGCACGGCGGGCATTTTTTTGCATTTGTTTTGTGGGTCTTGGCATTTGTCGTGACCTAGTTGGCTTCCCATTTCAAACACCACCAACTTTCTCTTATGGCCGCATTGTTGAACAAGGTGCACTGTTGATTCTGATTGTATGCACAATTGCCGCAGGCCTGTCCTTCAGGCACGCCATCACTGGCACTGCTTTGATAGGCCGGTGGCAAGTCTTCGGGTATGGCTTGACCATCTGGATACACACGATCTGTCACATCTGAACTGGGCACCTGTGTGCTGTCTTGTTCAGTTGTCTGCATGGTCTCGCCTTGGCCGTCAATGCTTTCTAAAATTCGACCAAGATCTTCTGGATCCTCAATCAAGAGACCAGCCACTTGGCGTTGGATTTCCAGCATCATGTCCGCGTTGTTGGCTATCATGGGCATGGCTGTGTTCAACAAGCGCAGATCATTCATTCGGTCACGTGCATTGAAACTGTCAGCATACTTGATCTTGCCGGTCCACTG